GCGTCCAAGCCACAACTGCACCTAGAAGTTGTGACATCAGACTTAACTAAATCTTCAAACAGTTTGCCGCAAGGACATCTAAAATCAAACAGCCTCATCTATAGCTTCCTCAGTATTCTCTGATTCTGCTTCAGCATGAGCGTTGTCAATCTGTGTTTCAAGATTCAGTATGGTTGCTAGGATAGCTAACTGTCCCTTACGGAAGTTCAAGTTATCATTATCCGTAGTCATTTCTACTGAGTTGATTTGTGCAACATTACCGCTAAGGTCAGAGATTAACTGTTTCCAGCCTTCTGAACGAAACATAGCAAAGTAATTGTTGAAGTAAGTTTCTAACTCTTGAGTCATAGTATTTTACCTTTGTTAAAGAATACTTATGTACGTAAAGTACCTATTTATTATAGCATACTTTTTTATATTTGTCAAGTGTTTTTTACTAAAAAGTTAATTAAAAGTGCAAGTATCATAGGTAAGAGTATAATTACTACACCAAAGATAGCTGCGTACTGTTTAACCTCCTTCCAAAATTGTTTCTTAGCTGCTGCCTTCCTAGCTAACTCTAGTTGTTTAGCCTTCCTTGCTTCAGCCATAGCAGTCATAGCTTCGTTGTATAACTGCCCGTTACCACTAACCATAAACAGGTCTTTAACTTCCTGCATGGTTTCTTGTATTTGTTTCTTGGCTAGTGCAGCTTTGACAGCATCTGCTTCAGACAAACCGCCTGAGTTTTGCGCTCTTGCTAGTTCAACCTCTGCACCGCCAAGTGTCGATAGAAAGCTAGAGATACTTGAGATGTCATTGGTTGTCTCAGCTACCCGCTTGATAGCGGATGTTGCAGCGTTAACACCAGCGACAATTGCACTTATCTCTGCTATCATTGGTTACTTCTTTTTCTTTTTGTTAGCCATACGCTTACGAGCTTTAGCTGCTGCTGCTTTACCTTTTGGGGTATAGCTGTACTTCTTTCCACCTACCATTGGCATAGTATTCTCCTTACTACCACTTAGTTCTATCGGCCCAATATGCCGCAGACATCTTGCCTTTAGCAATATTTTTACGATGCCTAGCTTTAAAACTAGCTCGTTTCTTCTTCATACGCTCTGACTCACCGGCCTTTGGCTTACCTGCCGTCTTAGCACCTTGTTGCCCAAAGCGTATGGTCTTTACTTTATCACCTTCCTTAGCTACCACCACATGAGATTTAGTGGGGTGGTTTGGTGTACGTTTAGGTTTGTTGTAACCGCTGACTCCAGCACGTTGGAGACGCGAATCTCTTTCTTTCGCCATTACGCAGCCTTTTGTGTTTGCTTTGTAGTTTTTCTAGGTGATGCTGTATTCTTAGCATTTAGTTCCTCTAACTCTTTAATTCTAGATTCAAGCTCATCAAACTTCTTGTTAACTTGGTCTACTATCTGAGTTAGTTCTGTACGTGTCACTACCATCAATTTATCCTTGTTGTAGTCTAAGGGGTTGACTTGGTTGCTGTGGTTGCTGAGGTTGATTTTTTAGGTCAATCTCTTTCTCTTTCAAGAATGTCTGAGCAATCTTCATACGGCGCTCAAACTCCTTGTCCTCTTGGTCTCCTGCCTTCAGGTTAGCTGTGACTGCCTTAATCTGGTCAATCTGTAGCTCCTGTGGTGCAAGCTGTGTCTCTACAGCAATCTTCTGCGCTCTGGCCTGAGACTCCTGTGCCTGACCGTTGAGTGCTGCTGTCTGTGACTGCTGGAAGGCCATCTGTGCCTGTGCAGCCGCTTGTTGCATTTGTTGCTGCTCAGGTGTAGGCTGTGATGCCTGCTCTGCCTGAGCCAACTTAGCCATCAGTTCTTCACGGTTAGACAGGTTCATGTTGTCAATAATTGACTGAATCAGCGTGTTGTACAGTGGAGACTCTGCTGGCATAGTTTGCAGTAGTTGCACAAGCTGCGTTACTTCGTACTCACGGGCAATGATGCCTAGAGTAGACGTAGTGTTGAACTTGTAGTCCTTGACAGGATAGTTCTCTGGGTCAAACTGCATGTAACGACAAGCAGCCATCTTAACAAATGGAATCAAGAAGGACTGTTGGAAGTTAATCAAAGTACGCTTGTGACGCTTGATGATTGCACCAAGGGACATACTGATGCCGGCAGCCGTAGCGTCACCGTTGATACTGCCGGGGATACCAGCGGAGTCAATAGCACCTGTAGACATCTGAACCATCTTCTGTAGTTCTGCTGCCTGTGAAAATGTAATCTGACTGACTTGACCAAAATTAAATGGATTTAGTACAGTCTTAGGGTCGCCATTGGTTAACAGTATCTTACCGGGGCGAACCTCTGGCCTAGAGCCTCTAGGAAGCCGTGTGGCGTCCATAGCCATCATTGGGTGTACTGTTAGTGCTAGGGCATCAATACGGGCACGTAGCTCTGTATCAAGCGCCTTCTGGCTGTTGTAGCCCTTTTCACAAACACCACGACCCCAGAACCTACCCGGTACAACATCCCAAGGGAATGCTACTACAGGTCGGTCTTGCATCATGTATGGATTAGCTTCTGCTTTTAGTAGTATGCCTCCATTAGCAATAACCACAATAGCTTCGACGTAGTAGCTCTTATCCTGTTCATCGTTCTCTGGTTCTTCAGTTTCAATGTCTGCAATGTCTTCGTCATCATCAAGCATTGCTTCTTTTTCACCAATCTCCAGCAAGTAACGTGGCACAAGTCCATAGTATTTCGTTAGGCGTACTTTGTCCTCATCGTAGCTGGTTAGGTCTTGGTCTGGCTCTAGGTCGTAGTCACTAGCCGCTTGACCTACGTACACGTTCCTGTAAACACCTTCTTCCTGTAGCTGTTGTACCTTGTGTCGTGGCACAAACTCATCTACAGCAACACCTATAGCGTCTGCAATGGACGTAGCTACTGGGTCAATTAGGAAGTTCTGTGGTAGTACAGGGCGTAGTTTAACTACTGTACGGTCTGTGACGTTAACACCTACTGCTTGTAGCTGTCCGTCCATGATGGGCTGTGTAGCAGGAGCCATCTCTTTGACTTCCTCTAGCACTACTTCAGCTACACCAGTGCCAAATACAGCACTGTTGATGAGACACTCGCCTACTTGCTTGCGTATCTGTGTCTTTTCAAAGTCTTCATGTAGCTTCTGTCGCAAATATACGACATCCTGTGCTTCTGCGTCACCCATATCGTCGGTAATGTCAAAATACTTACCACGACCAAAGGTTGCTTCCTCAATTTCCGCTACTGAAGACTCTACAGCCTGCTGTAATGCGGGTGAGATGATACGTGAACGCTCACTTTTGCGCTCCATGTCCTCTGCTGCCCAGATTCCTCGCCATAAACGGTAAAATTCTTCAAATCTTTCCGCATAGTTGGACTCATAGTGGTCTCTCCACGAGTCACACTTAGCCATTACCCAGTTTTCTAGGTGTTCGTCGCTTGACAGAACGTCATTATCGCCATAATCCATAATTTTTTACCTTGAGCGTGAGCGTTTAGTTTTCTTTGCTATCTTTTTAGGCTGTGCTGAGTGCTGTTTGCCAGCCTTAGTGTCTTTTCTTTTCTTTCTGGTGGTGGCTGCGTACTCTTTACTGGACAAAGACTTGATTGCTTTCTCTGGTAAGTAACGCTCACCTGTAGCTTTTGGGCCTTGAGTGCTAGGTTTGCCTGACTTGGTACGCCACTTTTGCTTAGTCCACTTCTTTAAAGACTTCTGCGACTTAGCTAGAGCCATTATTTGTATCCTCCACCTTTGGCTTTGTATTCCTTTGCCAACATCTGTGCCTTTCGCGCTGACCATTGTCCAGCTTTACCACCTTTTGAACCTGCTTTGATTTTATTAAATAGGTTCTTACGCATAGTGGGTTTGGTGTAATTACCGGCTTCATTGACTCTTGACTTAGGTTTACGTTTGGTGGGCATATTAATATCCTGTTACTGCATCCAAGACCTCAAGATCATCAATCTCAAAGTCGTAACTGTAGGCTACTTTAGCCAGTTGGTCTGTGTACGCAAAGGCATCCACAAGGTCATCATGTGTCAGTGGGTCAGGGAACTGGAATAACTGGTCTAGGAATCTACTGTTCCACTCACCCTTGCCCAAGGTAATCTGACCATTCTCAAATCTACCCTGTAAGGCCCACATGATTCTGTCTGTCTTCTTACGGTTGCCGTGGGTTAGTTCCTCAACAACAAAGAACCTACCGTACTGCTTCATCATGTCCATCAATGGGGACATAACGGCTTGTTTGGAGATACCTCTCTCAAT